GCGTTGTGCTTTAGCATAAGTTAAGTTATCATAATCAATTGAAAAACCAAAGCGGCTTTCAACGATTTTGTTAATCTTTTGTGGTGTTACTTCAGTACGCATTTCAGAGAGTCTCATGTTTATATTCCTAAACTTTATGTAGTATTTATGTCTATTCCCAAACTTTGTTTAACTTAGCTGTGCGGTGTATAGCTGATATTTTCTCACGGGCAAAATTCAGCTTGGTTTCTGCTATTTCTAAGCGGGCTGTTCTACTATCTACTACTGTATAATCTCCACGTTTACGTGCGGCATCAACAATGCGGCGCAAATTCAACATGTCTATATAATTCTTATTTATTTCACGGTCCCACATGAGCAACTCATCTGCAATCCAGAGCTTGTTTTTGATAGTGTAAATTGTGTATAGTACTGCGGAAACCTTGGTTTCAAAGCGATGCACCAAATCTCCGTTTGGTGTTCGAACTTCACAGGTTTTATTGGGGTATACGGTTAAGTTATAAAGCCCTATACGATAGCCGTTTTTGAGTGGAATACATATTGGGCTGGGTTCTTCCCTATGTAGTTTTCCTAATTCCTGATTAGTCCAATGCTTGATGTAATCAGTTGCGGCGTTAGTTAATTGTCTTACTTCGTGTGGTACAGGTTGTTTATTCTTTTTAGCGTATTTTTTTCGTGTATATGATTTGACCATTTTCATTACGGCGCAAAAGTACTTCTTGCTCCGCTAATTGACTCGCTATTAGTTGCTCACGTTCGCTGAGCTTGTTCTTTTCTATTTTAGACTCATGCTGGAATCTGCCCAACAGGTCTGCTTGTTCGTTGTTTAGTGCCAATTGCACGTTGTTGAGTAGTTCAACTATTTTCATTTTATTTGAAGTGTGTTGCTATCAAAGTAATCACACCTGCGATCAGCACACCTAGAATAGTTGTACCAATTGTAATCATTGTCTTGTACTGGCCTTGATCGTTGCCAGATAAACTGTTCTTGATATCCACTAGATAGTTTTCAAACTTATCCATACGGGTTTCAAGGTTGTTTAATTTGTTTTCCAAGTTGGAGTACCTTTCAGCGCAAAGTTCTACATGCGCCTCAAGACTCTTTTTTTCAATATCAGTGGATGACATACCCGCTTCTTTCCTTATAAAGCGATGCGATTTTTGTTGAGCCTGTATGTGCCTTGATTATGAGCCTTAATGGTGCCGTAGCATCAAATAGTATTTATGGCCGGGTTGATTTGCTTAAAGTATATATTTTTTATCGTACCGTATGGGTAGAATATAGGTAGCATGAAACGTGCAGTTTCGGTTAGAAAGGTAACAACCGGAACCTGTTCAAAATCTTGTTGTAGGCCAGCTAGTGGTTTTTCGTTTAGATCGTATACACCCGAGCCTTCAACTGCCCAGGTCCACGTCCATACTCGTTGTACTCCTGTGTACATATCACCAAATTCTAGATTGTCTAAATGAACTTCCATAGATTCTGGATTTTGTATGTGCTGTGGTTGTGTACGCAAGCCCATGCATTGTAATACGGTTTCCCAATTACGCTGTTGGTTGCGTTCTAATTCATCATTGCCTGTGCTACGTATTACTCCTGTTGGAGTAATGTCTACTAGACTAAAGCCTTGGAAGAATTGTACGTTGCTTGACATGATGCAAGTATTTATCGGCCACAAAAAAAGCACCTACGAAAGGTGCTCTTCTTGTTAGTTAAAAAAACTATTAAGCTAGTTTGAAACCGTTGCTTGAAGAAACAGTTACACCACCACCTAAGTAAACGTTGGCTGCAACACCTACGTTACCTAGAGCTTGTAAACGTGTAGCTAAAGTAGCTGTAGAGCTACCAGTAGCTTCAACTAAAACGCTCAACTGTGATGTATCAACTTGATACATTACAACTGTAGAGTCGATAGCGATGCTACGTAGAATTGTTTCTACTGAACCGCCTGTACCGCTTTCAGCCGCTGTGAAAGTTTGGCTGTTTGCCAAAGCGATCTTGATTGCTGTTGGGTTCTTTGTTAAACCTGTAGCGATAATAGTACCTAGTGTACCGTCTATCTTTGCATCAACGTTGTTGATACCATTTGCATCACCTGCATAACGTGTTTGGATTGCCATTTTTAATTCTCCTTAATATATGTGCATCTCTGCATACATTTATTTATACTTTTTGTAAAAAAATGTTATTTTTGGACTTATTTGTTAAAGTGCGCCGCCCCAAACTGCCCACGATTTACTAGTTTAATTAAGCCAACACTAGTAGGAACTACAAACCCTTCACCGCCGGGATTACCTGCTACTGTTTGACTAAATCCTTCAACTTGTTTTTCTAGTTGTGCCGCTAGATTTTCTTTGAGTTGATAAACTGCGTTCCATGTATCTGTTAGAGCTTTAAGTCCTGCTTCATTTTCTATTAGATAGCCGTTGTTATTGTCGCCTACTAGGAACTGATATTGTTTAGCATTTACATTCTTTTTTAACCAATCTGCTAATTCTTCGTTGGTCTGAGCAGTGATTTTATGATTAAAATACTTTTGTATAGCCGCACGGGCAACACCAGCCATACCAGATAAAAACTGCTCGGCCAGTGATCCGGGCTGTCCGTTGACTGCCTTACGGGCCGCATTTAATAATTGTACAGGCTCGTTTAGTTTGAAACTAAGTCCAGCCTTGGGTGCTATAACTGCTACGTTACCGTTGTTGGCTAGTCCAGATTTACCATCCCACGGTGCGCCATCTTTTTGGTGTACAACTATAACACCTACTTTTTTACCAATCAATAATCCTATAGGACTCTTAGGAGGAATACGATACTTTACTGTTGTAGGAGTAAACTCGTACATACCATCAACTACAGGAGTAGGTCCTACACTCATTAAGTCGCCTTTGTAAGTACCACGCTCAACTACGTCAGCTTTTAGGCCTTCCCAGATCATTTCAATCTTAGGATACAAATCGGGACGTGGGGTACGTGATTTCTTTATAGTCGTATCATACACTTGCCAGTCTTTAGGACTTTTAGCATAGTAGCCTTCGGGCATATACTTGTCGTTAATATAAAACTCACCGGCAGGAGTATAACCAAATATCAATGCGATTCCGCCGTCCCATTTAATGCTGATCTCTTGTGCATTGGTGATAGCTTCTTCTAACGCTTTTTCGTATTTTTGTGCTTCGGCTTGGCTAATAAAGATAGCATCTTCAGGATGAGGAATACGCGGACTTGCGTCTGCTTCCGTTAGCATGTTGTTAATAAAATCTAACTTCATTAAAAATATCCTTTGACTGTGGCCAATCCACTTAAAACTTTTTGTCTATCTTGTTCTGCACGAGCAATAGCCTGTGGTGTTTCAGCTTTATCACGCTTTTTACTATTTACGTCTTCCATGGCTTTGGCTTCATAACGTTGCCAAAACTTTTGTATAAAATCTTTTGCTGATGTAAAATTCTTTAAGTCACCTTGACCAAACATTCCGTTTAACTCGCAACTACGAGCAAATCCTTTTACACCGGCAGCCAGTCTACTAATCTTAACATCGTCAATATTGTTGCCGGCATTTTGTTCTAATTCAGGAACAACTTGTGGACGACTAATTCCCAACTGTTTTGCTTCATAGTTAAAAACATCTAGTATAAATGTTTCTGGATTGGTACTTACTGTAATTGTACGTGTGCCTTTTTGTTTGCTAAAAGGTACGTGTTGATCATCAATAACTTTTAACTGTACTCCGGCATGTTGTATACTCATATCTAGTAGTTCACCTAGCACACTATACATATTACCTGTTAGTAGACCTTTAACACCACGCTCGGGAGTTACACGTGCCGCACCCCATTGGGCCATTTCTGCTTCGTGCCACATAAAGTCAATCTGTACAAAATCTTTTTGACCTACAGCAAAAATAGGATGGCCAGGTTTGCTTTCCGACATGTCAACATAGTTAGGCTGTTCAGCTTTGACAAATTCGTCAGCTAGCTTGTTCCAATATGCGGTAAACTGTCCATAGCTGGCGCCAGGCACAGGAGGAGCAATCATTTGTAAATCAATGTCGCCGTAGATTTTATCTGGATCTTCTTGACTATCAATTTCATGATAAGCACTTGAACCAGTAGGACGGCCACGTTGTACGCTACCAACTCCGCGGTTGGCTAACCAACGATTAAAGTCGCCAACAAACTTGTCTACTACCTGTAGAGCTACTGCTACAATACGTGGATGCAGTACTGTATTTTGAGTTAGTTTGGTGTCCCAGCCACCTTCTAGAATAATGTCTCGTATTTTCATTTGGCGCTCGCTACAAAACGTAGATCTCTGGATATAGAACCTAGTTCTTTTTTCATTTGTGGACCTGCCCGCTTAACTGTAGCACGATCTACGTGTGTATCTGGTTCATCTTGTGTAGTTACATTTACAGGTTTGTTAGTGTTGGTGTCGAATCCGTGTATGTTAATTTTCTTTCCATAACGCTGTTCTAACTCTTGCCATACACGATAGCCGCCCTCACTTTGTTTGTTATCGCTTACTAAAGTTAATCCACGGCTTAGAATTAAGAAAGCATATAAGTCAGCGGCACGATATTGATTCTTAGGACCAGAGTAAACACCTTGTACAACAAAGCTATTACGGTTTGTTTTATAAGGACGACCTGTTGTGCCTAACTGACAAGTACGTGTTGTCGTATCAAATACATAGTAAGTAACTGTGCCACGATCTACCCATGACCACAGTTGAAAACCATGGCCCATTTCTGCTACTAGGTCGCCAAGGTATTCTGCTTCTTCGCCCTCAGGAATAGGATTGCCATCGTTGGGCATAACATCTAAATGTTCACGTTTGCTTTTAGCAACTGTGGGCACCAAGGTTACTTCGTTAAGATCATTAAACAGTTCATAAACAGTAGAACCTGCATAATCAGAAATCTCAACGCTATATCCCCATGAGTTAGCATAACGCTGAACTAATCGATCGTATAATTTAGTTCTACTTTGATTGTTGTTGTCATCATCTTTTGTGGCACTAAAACGAATACGTTCTGGATGATGCTTTTGAATAAATTTTTGAATTGCCGCTAATACTGTAGCAAAGATTCTTTGGGCATCACCTTCGCCTGTTACTTCTTGGCTGTTATTTCTATAAAAT